CAGGCCACTGTGGCACGCGACAAGGGACTGGCGCCGGCGATATGTTTGGCGCCACGGCAGCCATGTCAACTGTTTAGTAGGTGTGGAAGATTGCGATTACGAAGACATCAGTGACGGAATTATCGTCGGAATTGATCGCGAGAAATGTCTTTACCAAGTGGCTTTCCCATGGGAACGCCGAGGTATAGAACCTCACGAAAAAGATGATCTGATCTCCCCATCTTCACAAGGTCGGGTTTTATTACCCGTTGTTTTTAGTCGATTGAAATACTTTTTTCGATCGGTTTTGAGGGGAGAAAAATATCATGTCTAATTCAATGCAAGCAGACTTGGTCGCTGCGCTCTCGGAGATCAGCAACCCGTCGCTGGATGGTCAGGCAAACTACGGCAAGTATGCCACGTTGTCAGCCTGCCTCAAGGCAGCGAATGAAACACTAAGCTCACACAACCTGTCTGTCATTCAAATGGCACACACCGACCCCGATCGATTGGTGACACGCATCGTGCATACTTCGGGTGAGTTCATTGAGGACGGCGGTGTGCCGTTGTTGTGCGAGAACAAGGCGAACCCTCAGAAGATGGGCAGCGCGATTACATATGCGCGCAGGTACGGCCTGTGCTCGATGCTTGGGATCGTTGGCGAAGAAGACGACGACGGCCTTGCAGCAACGCCAGTGGCAGAACGCCCAAAGTCTAAGACGTCAGCGAAGAAGGCGACCGATGCTTATCAAAAGGTCGAAGAGCTGGCTGAGAAAGTCGTCCCGCCGGCGATCGTCGCGGACGAGATACCGTTTTCTGCTGAAGACACCCGCAAGGATTGGTCCGGCTGGGTGGATGAGCAGATTCTTGGAATGCAGAAGCATCGCCATCTGGCCGAGCACAAACAGTGGTCGTCAATCGTCAAAGATCACCGCGAGCAGTGCGCGAGAGAAGACGCCACGTCGCACGACCGACTGCTCGCCGCGTACAACAGTCGAAAACTTGAACTTGAAAACAGGAGTTAAAGATGCCCCATCGATATCACGAAGTTAAGAAGTTTAATTTGTTCAAAGAAAAGAAAGAGCCCGGCAGCAAAAAGCCTGACTACGGCAACAGCAAGGTCGAGCTCGAGGTATCGCTCGAGCCGGGACGTTACAGCTTTTCCGGGTGGCAGTACGAAGACACCGGCAACATTGGCATCACCATCCAGCGTGTCGAAGAGGACGCAGGTTCTGGAGGTGGGTTTGATGACTGAGGAACTGCCGTTGCTAATAGACAGCACACAGGCCTGCCAGATGCTGTTCGGCAGCAACGACCGGGCCATGAAGTACCGCCTGTATGCCATGATCGAGCGCGAAGAAATCGCCGCCACCAAGCTCGGCACACGCTATTTCATACCGCGTGCAGAAATGGAGAAGTTTATCAATGCCAACGCCTGAGCAAGTGCTGCGCGAGGCAGCCGACATCGTCAGCACCCGTGGGGAGACTCACGGGAACTACCGACTAAACATCGAGCACACCGCTGAGATGTGGTCACGTTTTCTGCGATTGCACCGACGGATCACGCCCGCCGAGGTCTGCATGATGATGATAATGCTAAAATGCAGTCGTGCTGTCTGGGGCAGTCCAACTCAAGAGCACTTTAAAGATATTTGCGGATATGGCGCGATCGCTGCCGCGCTCACCTATGACGAACAAAAGAAACCGGTGGGTTTGCACGACTGGGTGATAGACCGTGACGAGGAAACCGGAACAGATTAAGGCACAAGTTCCGACACGCCCATGCGAGTGGTGTGGCAGGCCGGTGGGTCTGCACGACTGGGTAATCAACGGCAGCGGGGAGCTGCTGCACTATCCAGAATGCTTTACAAAGAAATGGAAGGGGGGGCATGACGCCCCCCTTTTCGATTAGCCCCACAGCTTGGCGCCGAACTTAGCAGCGTCCTCTTCGTCGCGCTCTTCGTCGTCCACCCAGTGGCCGTATAATTCAGTCGTCGTGCTGATGGACTTGTGACCCATCAACATCGTGATACGATAGAAGTCCGCGCCGTACAGCTCGAGGCAAATGCTGGCAAAAAAATGGCGCAGGTCATGCCATCGTAAAGTTGGGATGCCGGCGGCTTCGCAGGCAGGGTGCAGCACGCGCTTGCGGAGATTGTCGGACGTGCGCTGAAAAGTGTTTGCCCTAGTCGGAAACACCAAGTCAGACACCGGCGACTTCAGCTTCCAGACTCTTAGCTCTGCGACGAGCTGCGGTGTCAGGAACACGGTGCGGTAACCGGCGTCAGTCTTCGGCACTTCTTGGATTTCAAAAACAGTGTCACTGACTTGGCGAACTGCCTTTGTGACGTAGACACGTTTTTTTTCTAAGTCGATGTCTTCCCAACTCAACGCCGCCGTCTCGCCAAACCGCAAGCCGGTCTGTGCCGAGAAGCTCAGGCACAGGGCATCGCACCAGTTGTCTTGCTCGACGGCAGCGCAGATCACCTGACGGATCTCCTCGACCGAGAACCGTGTCAGCTTTTTCTTCACGGCACCTTTAGCGTAGCGCACCTCTTCCAACTTTACTTGTCGCGCCGGATTGGTGTGTCCGCACCACCCCTGCTTGTGAGCCAGATCAAAGAGCTGCTTGAGTGCATCCAATTTCTCTTTGACCGTCTTGGCCGACCGATTGATCTGAGGAATCAGAACGTCCTCAATATCTGCCGTCGTGGCATCGTTACATTTAAGGTCGCCGAACCTCTCTCCGCGCAGCTCCAAGTCGGACCAGTCGGACACGTTGCGTTTGATGTTGCCGCCGGACTTGTAGGTGATCTTGCCTTGATCAACCCGCAAGTCGGTCTTGGCATGGAGCAGCGCGGTGGCAGCATCAATCGTGCCGGCAGCGGCGGTCGTGACGACACCGCCTTTTGATTGCGCGGCATTGATGATCGCCGCGTAGTCCTGTGCCTCTGGCTCTGTGCGAAAGGTTTTCTGCTCGCCCTTGCCACCGTGCAGCTTGCGGATCGCAGCCGGGCGTGTATCAACGATCCAACGGACTTTACCGTTGTGCTTTCGTTTGTTTGGTGTGACCTGCATCTTCTCTCCTCTCTAGGCGGGGCCGTCAGGCCGCCGCCGTGTGTTTGTTGACAATTTGTTGAGCGGCTTCACCAAGAGGGCCGGTGAGGGCGTTGGCGGGAATGCCGCCAAAATCACCTGCGCTGTCTACGCACCAGTCGCCGTGGTAATCTTGGTAAAAGCCAAGGCGAAAGGTTTCGTCGTTGATTATTACGGTCTTTTTAATTTGATAAGTCATGTTCTCTCTCCGTTATTATGTTGTCGTCTGAAGCATTATTACATAACTGAGAGTTATATGTCAACACATGACCGTCAGGTTCTGCCTGCCGTTTTGAAAAGCTGTGTGCAACTTATATGCAACCGGACACAAAAAAAGGCGCCCCTCGGGGCGCCTAACCTATTGATATCATTGGTTGCGGGGGTAGGATTTGAACCTACGACCTTCAGGTTATGAGCCTGTAAATCCTTTGATGACGTGTGTCGGTATATGACAGCGCAGTCGGTCAAAGCCGCAGTTTCTCTCAGTTATTTGTACATAACGTGCCGTCCCATACGTTGGCATGATCTGACATTTATTGCAACCGCGTGCAACTTATATGCAACCGTATATGTTAACATCGGTTGCACGGTTCAACGCTTCCGCTTCCAAGTCAGGAACTCAGCGCCCTCTTCAAGGTCTGCAAAAGCTGTGATCCTACGCACCGGATGGTCGGTGGTGGGATCGATCACGAACAGGATGGTGGCACCGAACTCATCCCGATTAAAGTTGTTCCTGACCGCATACTCATCAAGCCACTTGTAACCTCGAGCGCGTGCCAGATGAACTACGTTGCCATCGTCCAGCTCCTCATGTTGGATCGCCCATGTGTGGTGATGACCAGCAACAAAGATATCTGCATTCTCGTTCCACAGAGCTGCACGCTTCTGACCATGCAGCGGGTTATACATCGACGTCCCTTTGTGATTGTGAGCTGCGTCGATCTTTACCTCGCCGGACGGGAACACCAGCTTGAACTTGGCGCGCCAATCAATCATCGGCACCTGCGCGATGTTCTCGCTCTTGAGATAGGTTGCAAACTCTGTGTGCATCGTGTCGTGGTTACCATGCAGCCAAAGTATCCACGGTATGCCGGCCTCGGCTAAGAACCATCGAGCCAGCCGCCTCTCAGTTGGACGCGACATATCGTCCTCTGCGTAGAGATGGATCAGCCTGCCCCAATTGTCTGCAGTGTCGCCGATGTTGACCGCCATCATGCCCGGCGTTTTTGTCAGCACGTCAATGTGCTGGCGCAGCAGCTTGATGTTGCAGTGCGAGCCCAGATGCGGATCGCCGATGACCGCCAGGCCGATCGGCTCATCCGATTTTATCTTGACCGGGAACCAGTGCTGCGCGGTCTCGCGGGTAATCTTTTTGTCGAACCGTTTCTCGAGATGGTCGAGTATCTCGATGACTTCGATGTCGTCGTCAGGGAACTCCGGCAAATCAAAAGCTGGAGACGGTGGGGGCGTCTCACCTTCAGGATCTTTCTCGACATACAAGTCCCAGTTTATTTTGCGAAATTTTTTCTCTGCACTTACTCTCCGGTTGTGAGCCGTGCCGGGCGCTAGCCCCACCTCTTCGATTGCTTTGGAAAGAGCACCCCGCCGACTGGTGCCGCTGCCATAAGGAACGTAGCCCTCCTGCAGCTTTTTCTCGACCAGCTCAACAAACTCTTTTGCTTTGTCGTAACTAATACCTCGGTTAGCCACGTAGTTTCTCAGCGAGCCGGTTAGCCCGCTGCCCTACCTGTTGCGCCCACCGACTATCAAGTGCCTCTTCAGCAGCTCGGTCCATATCAAGGGCTTCGATAGCGGCTATCATGTTCTTAAATTTTTTAAGATTACCCTCGCCCATGTTGAAACACATTTCAGTCAGAGCATCACGCTGGCGCTGATTGATCCAACTCCACGCGACACGTCCGACCACGCGCTCTGCTGCCTCTGCGAAATATCGGATGTCGTTCATCAGAAGCATCTCGGCTTCCTCTTCACTGATGCCCCCGCCAACGGCTTCATCCACACAACGCCCGTACCCGATCGTGGCCCGATTTGATGTGCAATTATAAACCGTGGAGGAGAACCCTTCTCCCAGCTTGATGCTCTCGATCAACTCTTCAGATATCATCGTGACCTCTTCATATTTTCTCGGGATACGCCTTTCCATTTCTCAGCCGTTCTCATCCCGCCTAACCCAAGCAGCGCCATGATCAGGCCCGTCAGCTCCTCAGTCTGTAGCGTTGGGAGCGTCACCATTGGATACCAGACGACAATCACCCAGCTCGCGATCGGCGCTAGGATATATTGCCATCCGAGAGCAAAGGCGCAGATCCACATGATCGCAGGTCTTGCGCCCGAAACGAAAACGCTGGGATGTTTAGCTTGCTCGATGTTGGCCTGTGCCTGTGCAAGATCGAGGCTTATCATCTGGCTCTTGAGCTCGGCGTTTAGTTTTGTCTTGAGGTCTTTGTCCTCAACAAACTTATCCAATACCTTGCCGGCTACGCCGACAACGCTGTCTACCAATCCAAGCATTATGTGTCCTTCACTTGTGGGTGAGATCCATTGTGCATATGAGCGAGAGCTCTGATGTCGGCAGTGTTCTGCTCAGTCAAACTCTCGAGCCGAGCCATCGCCATATGATCCCGGCGTAAGTTTTCAGGACTCGCCATGCCGGACAAGATGCTGACCCGCTGCGCTTGCGTTTCGATCTGCGTCGTTGCTCGATCAGCTCTAGAGTCTAAGTCGCGAACACGAGATTCGAGATCTTTGATTTGATCCAAGGCCTGTTTAATGTTCGCCTTTGCCACGGCAGCTCCCCCGAAGACCGAAGCCGCTACGCCCAAGAGAGTTATAATGAGCTTTAGATCGACAGTGCCGTCCATCAGTTGGATGCCTTCAAGTGCATTAATAGAAGAACCATGCCGACCAAGAACAGGCCCACGATGACGAACTTGCCAAACTCAATGGCTATCTTTTTTAACAGCGATCGTTGTTGAAGCGCCTCTCTGGCCTTGCGCTCATCAGCCAGCTTTTTGCCCTTCTCAAGCATAACGCGTTTGGCCTCTTTCGCTTTTGCCTGACGGTCGAGTATGGCTTGCCACGTATCGGCACCGAACGCTTTATTCAATTGAATTTCTAGTGAGCGCATTTGCTGCTTCATCTTGCGCTCTGCTATCTCAAGACTCGCAGATGCCGCTAGTGACGTATCGGAATCATCATCTCCGAGCTTAGATCGTATGAGCTTATCCCATACGGATTTGGGTTTTGCCTTTGCTTTTGCTTTCGCTCTTAGTGCCTTCTCAGCCTGCTCATGACTGGACATAAGCCGGTCGATGCTTACGGCTATTTCGCTTATATCTTTTCCCGCATCGATGGATTGCTTCACGACACTTATTGCCTTGCTCACGGCAGATATGCTGCCGCCGATTGCGGCAATTGTCAGAGGGTCCATTTTACCTGCTTACCTTCAATACGCGGTCTAATTAATTTAAACTCATCCCCACTTGAGAACGGACACATCAGCCCGTCTTCGCGTACAATGAGCATTGTCCAAGTGCCGGTGTCTTTGTTGGATAACAAAATCATTTTCAATTCGTCGCCAGGGCCAATGGAGCCATTGGCAATTTCGCTTTCTTGAAACTGATTTTTAAAACGCTCGTACCCGCTCTGGTCAAAGCAGACCATTGCTTCGGCTGGTGTCATAAAAAAAGCCGCCAAGAAGGCGGCTATGAGTGCAAGGGTTTTCATCATCACCTCGCGGTCACGGGCGTTGTTCCTGCAAAGGGATGTTCTGCAAATGCCATGTAGATATACGTTGCACTTGCGTTAAATCTGGCTGATGCCCCACCACGATGCTTTACGCCGTTGCTCAAGAAATCTAAATCAGCTTCGCCAGTATCACTAACCATTGTTGAGTTAGCTCTTAGATTGTCCTCAACCATGTTAAATGGATCACGGGCAGAGTCCATTATAGTCCAATCACCGTTAGTTCCTGAGTCGATATTTTTCCACATGAACCATGCGGGTTTAAACCCAAGCTCTATGTAAGGGCCGTCAGTGGACGATCCATTTCCCTCAAAGGTTCCAAATTTACTAAACCCTGGTTTTTCGCACCAACAATAGGCAATCATATTTTCACTAGATTTATTTATGTTATTAGAACCATCAACTGAAAATACTGTCGAAGTAGGTGTAGTATCTTGGAACATTCCAGCCGCTTCAGAACCAGTTGTGTCTAATAAAAGAGATTTATCGTTTCCAATAGATTCGAAATATACAGGCCAATTTTGGGAGCTACTGCGATTTTTTATTATTATCCAAGAGGGAACGCTATTAAGCCCATGTCCTATCGTAGCGTTAGCCCCAGAACCCGTCCAAGTTACTATAGAAAAGCCAGCCGTTTGATTTACGCTAACGGTACTAGTAATACTGCCATCTGAATTGCTTGACCCAGTTGAATTTCCAGCAAGCCACTGCCAAGCAGCAAATGTGCCTGTATTACCATTTACATCAATTTCAGTGCCAGCGCCGTCCCAACTAAATCCATCACTATCAAACGATGCAAACCCTGCTTCATTTTTTTCTTCATCAGTGCTATCCACTCGTAAAAATTGTCCTGACGAAGTTGTTCTAACAATATCAAAAAGAGCATGTCCACTTGTACCGCTTCTTTTTTTTGTCCAAAGCAAGTCAGGTTTAAATGTGCTGTTTCCAGATTGATTAATTGATTGAGAACCACCATTGCCTGTATATAGTGTTGCTTGAAAATAAGCCGAGCCGTCTTCAATAGCGGGTGGATTAGCGGAAAATTGATTAGTAGTGTTTATTGCTTTGGCACCTGTAGGTAACGTTTGGGTCCAGTCGTCTGCTTGAAACCTCAACTCAACAGTGCCGTTGAAGGTCTCAACAAATGGCAGCCAATCCGTGGCCGTAAAACTGCTTACAATTGTGTCAAACGAGTCGTTGTTTTTTCGAACCTTTAAATTAGTGCCATCGACGTGGAAGCTGATTACATCACCAGTGGTAAAACTTGACCATGCGCTATGCGTTCCCGCACTCGACGCACCACTGCCAGTGTTTTGGTAAATCGTGTTGTTTTGATCCCATACATGATAATTGTTCTGGCCCGTTGAAGTACCGCCATGACCTGCAATGGGATGAGCTACACCAGCATCAGCCGATGCGACACCAAATCGTTGCCCTGAGGCTGAACCGTTGGCAGTGTTCTTAATCTCCCAGTATGCGCCGTTAAACAATGTATGCGATGCGCCAACTCCAGCATTTGAACTTGAGCCGACCACTTTTAAATTACCCTCCGAAAGCGTTTGCGTGGATGCCGTAAAGATGGGCGACATGACGCAGTGATTATTAGTGCAGGTATCAGTGGTCTGCGTTGCAGAATTATTGTTGGTGAAATCGTTGCTATTGCCGCTGGCGTCATCGCCAAGATCAGCCCCAGATGCGGCAAAGTTAAGGTAAAAGCCGTTGTTGCCGAAAACTAGGCCACTAACATTTATGGGTCGCCACACTCCGTTGCTGTCAAACTCACCTACGTTACTCGGAGTAATCACCGTTCCGTCTAAGAAAACAAATTCTGCGAGGTATCCGTCAAAAGGATTAACGTGAGTGCTAACACCGTTATTTACGTTAGCTGCAATATCGTGGCTAATGCCGCTTGCGTTTAAACGGCTGGAAGTGCTGCTTAAACTTGAACGGGTATTGGTTCCAAAAGAAGTAACTTCCGATCCGTTAATATAAAGTCGTAGTTTTAGATCGTTTGTTCCGTTCCCCAGATCATAAGCGACGATTACGTTATACCATGCGTGAAAATCTCGTAGCACCTGAGTCGTTTGCAGCCTAGTTGCCCCGCCCTCTTGGATTGTAATTTTGCCGTCGCTGTTAAAATACAGATTATCATTATTGCCGCTGCCATCCGCACTAATAATGTAACTACCAGCATAGCCATTTCCCAGCTTGACCCAAAAACTGTACCCAAATTGACTAGCACTTGAAGGGGTGCCAAAGGTTCTGTTCATATACTGTGAGTCACCGTCATTAAACAGAGCGCTGTTACCGACAGCATAGCCGCCAGCCGATGCGCTGAAGTGCGCTACTGGAAATGTAAACATCTCCGCTCCTATGAGAAGTTAAGTTGAGCCACGCCAAACATCGATGAACCGTCCGACACAAACGTGAGAATGTCTACGGCGTTTGCACCCGTGCTTAATGTCGGCTCAGTGCCGCCGGGAAACTTGTAGGCAGAGGCGCTGGTGTTCAGGGTGCGTGACCCGGTGCCGTCTTGCACAACGATCAGAATGTATGTCGCGCCGGCCACTTGGTTGGATGGGGCATCCAGGGTGCGATTGCCGGCAAGCGTGACTTTGGCTACTTGGTTCTGCGACAGATCCCAGGAGATGTTCGCGCCATCACTTAACGTCGTCATGTTAAAGTTTTGAGTCTTTGTATACTCGCGAGCTGATGCCGTCAGCACGTCAGAGCCGAATAGCTCGGTGGTCGTAATCTTCTTGTGAGCTGTCGCGCTGGCATCATAGATCGCAAACTCATCAGCCGCGACGGGCGATGCGCTGAGACCCGACTGACCATTGATGGATACAGTTACCGTGCCAGCTCCGGTGATGGTGCCGCCGGTTGCGAGGCCCGATGTAGCAACGCTTGTGACCGTGCCGCCAGAGCCTGGAAATATTTTGGTAAAGTTAATCGCGGTTGTGTCAAGCGTACCGCCGGTGTTTGACGTGCAGAGGTACAAGTCGTCCGCGTTTGCGGTGCCTTCTTCGATCGCGATCAGACTGCCGGGGTGCTCGTCATATGTATCGAACAGATCGTCACGGGCCGGCGAGCTGCCCACCACATACACGCCGTTCTCTTCTGCGCTCGATTGATCTTTGACAAGCACTAGATCGTTAGTTGCCAGCGTCACGCCATCGAGGCTGTCGCCATTGTTGAGCGCTGAGGCAATAGTGATGTTAGCAGTCGTCGCTGCGCGGACAGTGCTTCGCTTGCCGAGCCCAGCAGCAACTGAGTCCACATACTGTTTCGTTGCGATGTGCAGCGCGCTTGTCGGGTCGCCAGCCATTGTCGATGTGGCGACGATGTTGCTGTAGGTGCCGCCGGTGATTGTCTTGCCAGTGAACGTGACCGCAGTTGGGATGCTGACAGTTGGATTGCCTGAAACGCCGTTGCCGTTAGCCAGCGTAATCTCGTTCGACGTTCCGGTGATGGTGCGCGGCTCGGCTGCGCCACTGCCGGCATGGGCGATCATGCCGTTGCCTTCGGTCGCCAGTAAGTTTGTAAACGTCTGCGCCGGAGTTTGGAACTCGTATGCCGTCTCGCCAGAGTTGACGCGGATCATCTTGCCGGCGTTGCCTGTCAGGCTG